AAGTCAAGGGGACGTGCAGTGGTAGCTCTAACTGTCCGGGATGCAACGACGCGCGTATCTCCCATTCCAGTTCCCTGATGGCCTCGTTGATCGTGGCGATCTTGTCCTCAACCATGTCAGTGTCAAGTGGCAGGGAACTCTCGTACCCACCTACGTTGTACTGATGTGTGAAGTCAGGCTTGCCGTCGATCACGGGCGTTACCTCAAGGTGCACCCAGTGCCAGTCATCGTCGTACCAACCCTTGAGATACTTGTAGTCCTGCTCAACCGCCTTCATGCAATCCTCGGGCGTCTTGTGTCCCCAGTCTTTGCGTGCAACCTCAAGCGTCGCCATGACGTCGTAGTACAGACGATGCACAGTGCGGCCGGTGTTTGTGAACAGTGGTTTGAGCATCCGCAGGCGGGTCTCTTCCTCAAGCTCAGGCTCCTCGTCAAGGATGTGTTGCTCCATCTGGTACTCACTGAGCGGGTTCCAGTCCATCTCAACCACAATCCCATGGCAGTCTGACCACTCGAGCGGAGAGTCAGCGTCATAGTCGGGTAGCCAACGCACGCGGTACACCTTGCCACTCTTGTGCGTGAATATCTCTTCGTGTGTGATGTCTTCGTGTCTCATGATTGATCCTTAAACAAAGTTTGATCTGCGGGTTAGCTCAATGTAGTTGTCTACATAAACACCCTCGTTGTTGTATGCATCGGTCTGCGTCTCGATGTCGTCGTCTTCCTCACCCAAGCGCAGGAACACAAACGCACCCTCATAGGTTTTACTCACAAGTTGCATGAGCTTGATTTGCAAGTCAACCCAAGGCGTCGACTCGTACCACTTGATGTCGTTGTAATGCACGCGTATCTGGTATGGATACTCATCGCTGTTGTCGATGTGGTAGTCCCAGTCGTTGTTGATAACGTCAAGCCCAGAGTTAATGTCAGCGGCAACGAGCATCGCTTCCAACTTAAAGGCTTGGCGGTTCTCTTCTGTATTAAATAACATGACGTACTTTACGTCTGATCTGTAACCCATAATAGTTCCTTCCTTAATCCCGTGGGATTAGTTACTCAGTGCAAAAAACAAAGCGACACGTTGGGTCGTACCGTAGTGGCCGGTGATCTCGTCGAACTCAAACTCCTCACGAGAGTGGTCAATCACAACCATGTGGGAATACACCCACAAGTTGTCGTCGGTATCCCGCCAGTCGTCAGTGCTTGCACTGAACCATTCGTCGATGAGGGTTTGCTCCTCGTCGTCAAGTCCTGACGGATCGGCATTGATTAGGTACGGCAAGGCGAACTCACCGATCACACATTCAATGGTTTCAAATACAGTAAAAGTCATAGCACATCCTTTTCAATAAGTTCGATGTTGTCAATTTTCACGGGGCCCAGTTCGTCGAAGTCATCGTCGCGCCATGGCCCGCCATCTTGCAGTAAGTTATTAGCCGCGGTAATCAGTGCATCCTCTGTGCTGTCTGCAATGACCTTGGTGCGGCAAAATACCTCACGTCTCCAGTAAACAACGTATTCGTTGGCCATCATGGTCTCCAGTAAAACAAGTCAAGCAGGACGACAATGAACCCTAGCAGGAACACAACACGTTCTAGTTTTTCCCATTTAGTGAGCATGTTTGTCCTTTGTAAGTTTTGTTGATTTCAAAACACCTTTGGCAAACTCAATGTCAAGCGTCAAGTGCTCGATCCATGAACCTTCCTCGATGTAGCGGTCAGCGGACTCAATCAAGTTTTTAAGTGCCGCCCTGAGGTGCACGATGCGTTCTAAGTCAGTCATTTGTTCTGTCCTTTCGCAAACTGAATCGCTTGGTACCACACCTCGTGGGCATCTGCAATGGATGTGTAGTACTCGCTCATGGAGTCGTAAAACTCACGGCTACTGCGGTGCTCAGAGTCACAAGTAACAAAGCGCACAACCTCTCCCCGTGGTGCAACTGCAACAGCGTCGCCATACGCCTCGACGAACGCAAGCTCTTCTGGTGTCAATTCGCGGTGTTGTGATAATTCCTTGACGGCAATCACAGTCTGATCCCAGTGTGAATCTGAACCCTCGTCGCCAAACTCCATGGGGCTGAGTATGTCGTTGGCACACTCGATGGCTTCCTCAATACTGGATGCTTGTACAGTGTGTAGTTTGGTCACAGTTGAATAAACAGTGATCTGGTATTTGTTGAGATTTTTCTCTTGTGTCATGATTTTTCCTAGGTTTAATCCCGTGGGATTAGTTGATGGTTAGTTTTTGTGAAGTGACACAAAGCCGGCCACAGTGGAACGCATTTGCTTGACTGGGTACTCAGAGACAACATATATAAAGTCAAGCACGTTGTTGCATGCGTCCAAGAACGCAGGGTTGTCGAAGTGTGACGCCACGGCTGAGTGGGGGTGAATGTCTTGCGACACGTTGCGAATGCAAGTGCGAAGGTGAACCCGTGCATGGTCTAAAAGTGCAAACCTTGTCTCATCACGCAACCGCGGGCGAATCGCGGCCGTCTCTAGGTTTTCCATGGCCTCGTCGTAGTTCTGGCCGTACTGGCACGCCTCTGCACGATGGGGTCTGGTCAGTGATTGCATCTTGAGGTCACCCGCGTTTGCATTCCACTTGCCACGTGTGCGGTATGAAGTCTCGAAGCAACCGGTGCGGTAAACCTTTCTGACTGCTTCATCATAGGAAAAACCCGCATCCTTTTGTTGCTCAATGAAGGCGTTGAAATACAGTGACTTGTGGCGTTTGGTTGTTGGTGAGAATCCATTGACGTGCATCCATAGCTCAACGTTGTCTGTGTGTTGGTTGTGCACTAACTGAGCAACTTCTGTGCTGTATGAATAGCCGATGGCAAGGACATCGAAGTGCCCGAAGGATTCAATGTTGAGGCTGTGGGATTGGTGAATTGTCGGGTTGCGTGCAGACATGTTGGTGCCTATACCCAAACCGCGCATTTCAGTACCGACGAGCTTTTTAGCCGCAGACGCAAAGCGTGCGGCAACTTGTGCATTAGTTGTCATGATGATCTCCAGTGATACGTAAATAAGTGAGGGAGTTGCTAATCCCGTGGGATTAGCGCTTTATCAAATCGGTCTGCTTGGGGCGCTTCTCGACTTGATGGGTACATTGTAGCATGTTGTGGTGTCGATGTCAAGTCATGGCATATAGAAAACAGGGGCAAAACGGGACGAACTAAAGTGCATGCGGGGCTGTCTAAATATTACGTGGCGGACTTTCTGGCTGGGTGATTACGTGGCGGACTTTCTACGCCTGTGTTTTGTAGTTTGGCGGATTAGTTTGCGGGGCGGGGAAATTAGTTCGGAAATTAGTTCGCGAAAGTGAGCGCAAGTTGTTGTTTTTAAAGACTTTAGTCAATTAGTTGGGTTTTCCGGTTAGAGAGAGAAAAGTATTGGGGGGTTTGGGGGGCTTAACCATCTAAAGGCTACTGGAATTTAACTTTTGCTCTCTAACTAACTAAACTAATAACTAATCAACTAATCTATCTATATCTATATACCCCCCATGCCGATCCATGCCGAAAAAATCCTTTAAAATCAACAACTTAGCTCATCCATACAACATACCCACAATTCATGGTGAAAATAGTTTAGATTTTGTAAGTTTCGTGTAATCTAAAAAAGCGGTCACTTACGTCGCAACCCGCATGAATACTCACTTCTTGCCAATCTAAACGACCATGCTTACGTCATGGTTAATCCCGCGGGATTAGGGGGGTATACAAAACGGGGGTTTTACGTCGCTCGTACGTCATACGTCGGCCATATGTCGCTCATACGTCGTACGTCGTCGCATACTGGGCCGCGCGCATGATAGTAGTTTGACGCAGGGCACGGCATGATAGTAGATGATAGTTTTGGCAAAAAATTTTGACGAAAAAAAAGCCCCCTTGCGGGGGCTTGGCCGGTTTACCGGTTGGTTAAATTGAGGCGGTGCCTTTTACTGTTTTGCCCTTGGCCGCCTTGCTGACGCTAAACCCAAGGGTTATCAGGTGCGCGACAATGCGGGGGTGAAACACCGCATCTTTGAAATAACCCTCAAAATCGTCAAGCCATGCCGAAAATTTATCGGTTTCGGTTTTGACCATATCAGGGGCGGCCGGTGCGGCCGGTGTTGTTTTGGCCGGTGTTGTTTTGGCCGCTGTAGTTTTGCGGCCGCCTCCCGTTTTGCGGCCGATCCCGTGCACTTCGCGAACTTGCTTAGCCGCATCTTTCATTGCATGCTTTGGCATGTTGACGGCCTCGGCCGCTGTGGTTGGGGTATCTACTTTTTTGCCGTCTTTCCCGATTGTGTTGACCATAACGGGGCACTGGGCGGCCGCGTGAAGTGTGAGGGCGTCAACGAAAAGGGCTTTCACGTTATGACCGGCCGCTGTGAAATCAGCCGCATAAAGTGACACTACGGCCGCGATTCTGTCCCCCATGGGCTTAGCGGGATCAAGTTGGGCGGCCGCCTTTTGGGCGGCTTCTTTGCACTTGGTCAGCATGCTTTGGGCGGCTTGACCGGCTTCATTGATTAACGTGCCGATAGCGGCATCGCGCGAGGCGGGAACAGTGGCGGCTTTTTTTGCTTTGCTCATGATATCTCCAATAAGTGAATCACCTAGAAAAACCGCTAGGCCGGTCATGCCTTGTTGGCATGGGTCAATTATAACCGATATCTAGGCCACATGTCCACCACATAGCGTTAATCCCACGGGATTAGGCCGGTCGCGGGTGATAGTAGTTAAGGCTCCATACGTCACTCGTCGTTCGTCACCCGTCGCATACTAGAAAGTTAGTGGATGCACACATAGCCGTGTTGTCAAGCGCAAGTGATGATAGTAGTGATAGTTTGGACGAAAAAAAGCCCGCGAATGCGGGCTGGCTTCAGAAGAAGAGGACGTCAAAATAGTGGAGGGCAAGCGCTGTGAGCGCGAGGCCCACAGCGACAGCGCTCAGGATATCAAGAGCACTGGATTTCATAGACTGGAACCTCTTCCAATTTGGTGCCGGTCTGAACCTTTTTGCAAGATTCTGAACCGTCCGCGATATTGGCTTCAACACGGATTGTCACGTCAACGGAACCGATTTGCGCTGTGTGACGGAACACGCGAGACGCGACATATTCCAGAGCATAATCAAAAGTGCTGTCACATTCGAACCCGTAGGTTCCGATTGCTTCGAGCAAAGCTGGCAATGCACCATCTTTCAGTGAAGTTACTGTATCTTCAATTGAAACGTTCAACTCATTGCGGAATGTGCCATCCCACTTCTGATATGTTGAAGGGCGCGCGTAAAAATGTTTTGCGAATCCGATTTGTTGCGCGTTTTCAATAATTGCGTTGACCACAGCGTAAGCTGGCGCGAATTCTTTGGCCTGCGCCTGCAGGTCTGTCAAATCTTTGCGAGCTTCCGCGAGTGACTCGCGCTTTGTAGTGATTGCGCGTGAGAATGAAACGGGTTTTGCGATTCTTGCCATGATGAAAATTCCTTTAAATAAGTGAGTTAAATTTTGTTTGGTCTCTTTCGCCCATGTAGGGAATTATACGCGAATTTGGGGTTTTGTATAGGTCTAAGCCTTAATTCTAGGGCTTGCGCGTGATAGTAGGTACCCACCCCCCACCGGCCCCCCGACCCGCCCCCACCCCGGTGTAGTGTGTATCCGTCACTCTCATAACAAGGTCAATTTTTTAGTACCCCCCACCTGTACAACAACTCCACAATTTAAAATTATTCACCCCCAAGCCCCTCTTGACGATCCAAAAATTTTCCAGCTATTTTTTCTATAGACACTGTTTAAATAAACATGTTACATTCCGCCCATGAACAATTCAATCAACGCCGATCAGGTGTTGCGCGAACTTGCACTTGCCATAGCTAGGAATAACGTGGGGGCCATGCGCCCGATCGCTGAGATTCTTGCAGGTGAAGGCTTGACGCAACAGGAATATGACGCTATCTCTGTAAACCCCCAGTTTACGAGGTACGTGGACAGCTATACGAAGGAAATGCAGGAGAATGGCTTCTCATTTGCTGCAAAAGCCCGTGTTCTTGCTGAAGATTTGCTGCCCACAGCCTACCATATGGTGCGAGACCCCGACATTCCTGCTGCAGTTAGGGCCAAAATCATCGAAAACTTCGTCGAATGGGGCGAATTGAAGCCTAAAAACAACGCAATTTCGACTGCTGGCCCCGGTTTTTCGATCACAATTAACATCCCAAGCACTGCAAATACGAGCCCAAAAACCATCGTTTTGGAGGCTGAAACCCCCGAAAAAGCCCCTCAAATTGCAGAAAATGTGCAAAAACCGGCTTTATTTTTGGCTGAAGACGAAAATTATGAATATGCAGGGGATGACTACCTATGAGTGTGAATTACACCCCAGTTCAGTCCGTAACCCCATACCTCCTCTCTGATAAATTCCAGTCCTTCATTGTTGGGCCAGTAGGCTCGACCAAGACCACTGCATCCTTGATGAAGATTCCCATCGAGGCTCGCAAAGTCGCAGCATGCGCAGATGGTATTCGCCGCTCCCGTTGTGCAGTGGTTCGTAACACCAGACAGATGTTGCTGGACTCGACGATCAAGGACTTCCTCGGACTGTTCCCCGAGGGGCAGGCGGGTGTGTACCACCGCACGGAGCTGAGATTTACCTTACGCTTTGATGATGTCGAGTGCGATGTGTTGTTCAGGGGTTTGGATGATGCCAACGACGTGCGTCGCTTGCTCTCGCTGCAGCTTTCGTTTGCCATGGTGGACGAGGTGCGTGAGATTAACTCAGACGTGTTCGACGCGCTGACTGGTCGTCTGGGCAGGTATCCCAACGGCATGATGGTGCCGCACCGCCCGCAGTGGGGCGTGGATGACAAAGGCAATCCCGTGCAGGGTTGCGTGGACGACAACGGCAACCAAGTCAAGAAAGTGTGGGGCGCGACCAACCCGCCGGACATGGACGCACACTGGGAGCAGTACCTCACCAACGCTGACCCTGAGAAAGTTCACGTGACCATACAGCCCTCGGGTCTGTCCGACGAGGCCGACTGGGTACAGCACTTGCCCTCCGGTTACTACGAGGACTTGTGCGAGGGTAAGAGCGAGGACTGGATCGACGTGTACGTGCATGGTAAATGGGGGCGCAGCCTGTCAGGAACTCCGGTGTACCAGAGGACGTTCACACAAGACTTCCACGTGGCCAAGGAAAATCTTAAGCCCATACAGAGCGCAGACTACCCCATCACCATCGGGATTGACTTCGGCCGCACGCCTGCGGCAGTGTTCATGCAGCGTGACCCGCGTGGTCGGGTACTGGTGCTTTCCGAGCTCACCAGTGAGAACATGGGCATCGAGACGTTTATCACCACGCGCTTGCAGCCGCATATTGGCAACACATACCCCGGGTATCAGTTCGTGACAGCGCCTGACCCAGCGGGGTTTATGAAACAACAGCTTAACGAGATGACGCTCGTGGACGCGCTGAAGAACGCAGGGTTTAAGTGCGTTAAGCCGCCCACTAACAAGCCAGACCTGCGCATTGAGGCAGTGGAGCGTTTGCTGTCTAAGCAGTTAGAAGGTAAGGCCATGTTCCTCATCGACCCACGTTGTACGTCGCTCATCAAAGGGTTTCGCTCGGGCTACCGGTACAAGGTCAAGAAAAACGGGGAGTCGGAGGACAGCCCTGACAAGAACGAGTCGAGCCACATACACGATGCGTTGCAGTACGGAGCATCGGTCATCGACATGAACATCAGAGGGTTTGGTTTGGAAGCTAAACGTCGTGAAGTTAAGAAAATGAGGTACGCATACACTTGACCGCTTGACACGGCAGCGTACAATGCGGTAACTATTTAAGGACGACTGATGGCTACAGGTATTGCTCTCATTCCAGTTGCCCGCGCAAGTGACCTTGAGGCGGAGTCAAGAAAGCGTAGCGACGCTATGCAGAATCAACCCGTTATTCAGGGTTTGGCTGCGCACGTTCGCACTCGTTGGGATAGCTCACGAACTGCAAAACGTGATCTTGAAGACCGCATGCTCCAGTGTTTGCGTCAGCGCAACGGTGAGTACGACCCAGACAAATTGCAAGAGATCAAGGAGCAGGGCGGCTCAGATATCTACATAAATCTAACCTCAGTTAAGTGCCGTGCAGCGACAAGCTGGTTGCGGGACACGCTGTTGGGTTCCGGCTCTGATAAGCCTTGGGCGATCGCAGCGACGCCAAACCCAGATATGCCTCCCGAGATCATGCAGGAATTGCAGGCACGACTGGCGAACGAGTTGGCGATTCACTTGCAGCAAGGCGGCATGCAGCCTAGTCCCTCAGAACTTCGCACGATGGCCGTGCAGATGAAAGACGAAGCTGAGCGTGAGATGCGCGAGATGTCCGCAGACCGCATAGCCCGCATGGAACGTAAGATGGAAGACCAGTTGCAAGAAGGCGGCTGGCATAAAGCGTTCAACGAATTCTTGGATGACATCGTTACATTCCCATACGCTGTACTGAAGGGCCCGATCAAGCGTAAACG